AGTGGGTCGCCTTTGGAAGAGTGCGGTCATAACTTTTGCCAAATTAACTGGAACAGCAGCGGTAACTCATTTGTAGATAACACCTCAGGTGCAACTAATACTATTAGCACAGGTTCAACAGTTTTCCGTTTTGGCGACAATATTGAATTGACGGACACAGCGGCCCTTGGCATTAAGTTGCTCAAGATCGGTAAGCTATCTTACACATCTGCACATTGCATAGCTAGAACATCGACTTCTGGATCGCCCGCACTTTTCGTTGAAAATTTGAACACTGCTGCCGCAATTGCTGCGGGTGTAGAGGTTGTATGGAATACTCCTACCATCGGCTACAACAGCTCAATTATTTCTGCTTACCATGCGCCAACAACCGCTACGGTTTTCAAAGTTCTTGACAACGGAAACGTTCAAAACACCAATAACAGCTACGGCGCACATTCTGACGCAAAGCTGAAAGATGTTGTTGGCTTGGCTGAGTCTCAATGGGACGATGTTAAGTTTCTTGCGTCCAAATTGACCAAGTACAGCTTAAAGTCTGACCCTGAAAAGCATGTTCAACTCGGCTGGATTGCTCAAGAAATTGAAGAACAATGCCCTGGTTTGGTGTTTGAAACGCCTGATGTTAAGCGTGTAGAAAGCACAGACGAAAAGGGCAATCCCGTCATAACTCAAGAGCTAACTGGTGAGACAACAAAGTCTGTGCGTTACTCTATCGCTGAACTCAAGGCTTTCAAAGCACTTGGTGAGGCTATGGAGCGCATTGAATCACTTGAGGCACAAGTTGCCATGCTAAAAGCACAAACCGTACTGGCTCGGTAAACCAGGGATTCTAAAGAATCACAAATGACAGATGAAGTAAACCTAGCGGAAGTTGACTCCGCGCCAGCACCCGATGTAACGGCTACAACGGATAATGCGATAAACGCGCCGGAAGTCGCTGATAATCAGCAAACAGAACAGCAAGAAGAAAAGAAATTTTCTCAGGCTGAACTTGATGCGATGATTGGCAAAAGGCTTGCAAGAGAGCAACGTAAATGGGAACGTGAGCAACAAGCTAAACAAGCGGAAACGCAAGTTAAGTATTCGCCTGCGGAGTTACCACCTGTAGACCAATTTGAAAGCCCCGAAGCCTATGCGGAAGCATTGGCTGTTAAAAAGGCAGAAGAATTGATTGCACAGCGGGAACTTCAAAAGCAACGTGCTCAGGTTGAAGATGCTTATGCAGAACGTGAAGAAGAAGCAAGGAACAAATATGATGATTTTGAACAAGTCGCATATAACCCCAAACTTCGGGTCACTGATGCAATGGCTGAAACAATCAAAGCGTCTGACCTTGGACCAGACTTAGCCTATTGGTTAGGTAGTAATCCAAAAGAAGCAGACCGCATTTCTCGTTTATCGCCTTTATTGCAGGCTAGAGAAATTGGCAAAATTGAAGTTAAACTATCAAATGCGCCAGTTCAAAAACGTACAACGTCTGCGCCAGCGCCTATTTCACCAATTGCTGCGCGTTCTAGTACAAATCCGTCGTATGATACGACTGATCCACGGTCTGTAAAGACTATGAGTGCATCAGAGTGGATTGAAGCAGAACGTGCAAGGCAAATGAAAAAGTGGGAAGCACAGCGTAACCGCTAACTAACGAAAGGTTTTACAAATGGCTAATAGTATTTTAACGATCGACATGATCACCCGCAAGGCTCTGGAAATTCTGGAGAACAACCTTGTACTAACCCGTAACGTAAATCGTCAGTATGATGATTCGTTCGCCGTAGAAGGCGCAAAAATCGGTTCTACTCTGCGTATCCGTTTACCCGACCGCGCTCTGGTAACTGATGGTGCTGCTCTGCAAGTGCAGGATGACAACGAACAGTTCACCACTTTGTCCGTTGCTTCACAAAAACACATCGGTGTTAACTTCACCTCTGCTGAATTGACCATGCAGTTAGATGATTTTGCAGACCGTGTATTGAAGCCACGTATCTCTCAGTTGGCTTCCAGCATTGATGCTGACGTTGCTAACGCATACAAAACTATCGGTAACACTGTTGGTACACCTGGTACTACTCCTTCTACTTCTTTGGTTCTGTTGCAAGCTCAACAGAAGCTAAATGAGAACGCTGCTGTAATGTCGCCACGTTACGCTACCGTAAACCCCGCTGCTAACGCTGGCTTGGTTGAAGGCATGAAAGGTTTGTTTAACCCCACCGACACTATCAGCAAGCAGTTCAAGAACGGCATGATGGGTACTGGCGTATTGGGTTTTGACGAGATTAATATGTCTCAGTCAATCAAACAACACACCACTGGTTCACGTGACGCTTCTGCTTCCACTTTGGTTAAAACCCCTGGTGTAACTACCGAAGGTTCTGCAACAATTCTGTTAGAACAAGGTTCTGTAGTAACTACAATCAACGCTGGTGACGTGTTTACCATTGCTGATTCGTTTGCTGTTAACCCACAGACCCGTGAGTCTACTGGTTCATTGTTCCAGTTTGTTGCTTTGGCTGACGCTACTGCTGTTGGCGGTACTTGGACTGTAACCGTTGCACCTATGTACTCTGCTGGTCACGCACTGGCTACCATGACTGCTTTGCCTGTTACCGGTAAGGCTGTAACCTTTGTGGGTGCTGCTTCTAGCCAGTACGCACAGAACTTGGTTTACCACAAAGACGCTATCACTTTTGCAACTGCTGACTTGTTGTTGCCACAAGGTGTTGATATGGCTTCCCGCGCTGTCCATAACGGTATTAGCTTGCGCGTTGTTCGTCAATACGACATCAACAATGACCGTATGCCTTGCCGTATCGACGTGCTGTATGGTTACAGCACGATTCGTCCACAGATGGCTTGCCGTATTTGGGGCTAATCTAAATCAAGGATCGGAATTAAATTCCAATCCTTTTCTTGTATTAAATTGAAAGGAATTTATCATGGCTTTACCTAATGGTGGTGGTGGTTATCAAGTTGGTGACGGTAATCTAAACGAAGTTATTCTAGGTTACGCTCCAGCTCCCGCAGTTTACACAGCTAACGCAACTGCATCTTTGACTGTTGCTGACCTTGAAGGCGGCATCATTCTGTACACACAGACCAATGCTAACAATCTTCAACTTCCCGCAGTAACTGGTGTAGGTGGTGTAGATGCAGAAATTAGTAGCGCTAAAGTTGGTAGTACATTCGATTTTGTTGTTATGTCTACCAGCACTGGTGTGGCTACACTGACTGTTAATACCGGTTGGACTTTAGTCGGTTCTGGTTTGACTACAGCATCTGGCTTCGGTGCGCAGTTTCGCGCTCGCAAGACAGGTGATGGTACATACACTGTTTACCGTATTGCTTAAACCTAACGGGGGCTTTAGCCCCTGTTTTAAAGGAAAATCATGGCTACAAATACAAAACCTATTGGTGTTGCTTACGAAGATCCGTATTTAGATGGTGCGGTCATCAACAATTCAACTATTACTGGTACGGTAACGTCTACTGCGGTGTCTAACATTGCTGTGACAAATGCCACTACTGGAAGTAGCAATGCTGCTGCATCTACAACCACACTTACATTAACTGGTGTTGGTGGCGTAGGTTGGGCAAGCAAATCGGATTTAGAAGCAAATGTTGCATTGGGCGCATACGCTAACGGTCTGTATGGTTACTTGGAATTTGGTGCAAGTGGGCGCGTAACTGGTTTGGCTTCTGGTGTTGTTGGTGAAGTTGTTTTGTCTGCTGGCTGCACACAAGGAACATACGCTGCAATTGAAGCCGAAATTGGTATGCCTAGCGGCGCTGTAACTGGCACAAACACATCGTTTTTCTACTTGAGTTCGTATGGTGCTGATAAAGCAACATTTGACACAAGTGGTACTTTGTTTAATTTGGCTGGTGTAACCAAAGGTTCGGGTAAGTTTCTGCAAGACACAACCTCTGGTCCAACAATTCGTCCAGTCCAAGTAATTAAAGTAGTTACACCTGATGGTATTCGCTATCTGCCGTTGTACTCTACTGCTGCTATTGCTGCCTAAAGATGATTACCCGTGAAGTGATTATTGAACGGGTGCAAAGTCTGCAAAAACAAGCTGAGCGTTTGCGTTCCGATTTGGACGCAACGCTTGGTGCGTTGCAAGATTGCGGTTATTGGCTTGAACAATTAAAACAGCAAGAAAACACCGATGCCAAACATCTACCTTAAGCATCCTGTACATGGTGCAAAAGTTGCTATTTCTGATATGGAAGTAGAATACGATGAATGTAATGGGTGGATGCGTTACAATCCAGAAACGCCATCGGTGGAGATAGCGGCAGAAACCGAGGAATTACCTGTTCCGTCGTTTTTAGAACCTGTCAATCAACTTAAACGGGGCAGACCCCGAAAAGCAGCAAATTAATCAGGAGTTAACATGGCAACGTACACCGCTGGCGACCAGATAAATCGAGCGTTGCGATTGCTAGGTGTGCTTGCCGAAGGTGAAACACCGTCTGCTGCTACATCGCAAGACGCGTTAATGGCTATGAATCAAATGATTGATTCGTGGAACACAGAGCGCCTTTCCGTATTTAGCACACAAGACCAAGTATTTACATGGCCTGCTGGTGAAATTACTCGCACACTAGGACCAAGTGGTAACTTTGTAGGTGAACGTCCAGTATTAGTAGACGATGCTACTTATTACCGTGACCCAGGTACAAATGTTAGTTTCGGTATCAAGTTTATCAATCAACAGCAATACAATGGCATTGCTGTTAAAACAGTCACATCTACCTATCCACAGGTGATATTTGTCAACATGACATATCCCGATGTGACAATGACCATTTATCCAAAGCCTACTCGTGACTTGGAATGGCACATCATATCGGTAGACCCGTTAACTGAACCGGCTAATCTGTCTACAGTTTTAGCATTTCCACCTGGCTATCTTCGTGCGTTTACCTACAACTTGGCTATGGAGTTTGCGCCTGAGTTTGGTGTAGAACCATCACCGCAAGTGCAGCGTATTGCCATGACCAGCAAGCGTAATTTGAAGCGCATTAACAATCCTGACGATGTAATGTCAATGCCTTACGCTATTGTCGCAACTCGTCAACGTTTTAATATTTACGCTGGTAACTATTGATGAAAACACCAATTCTTGGCTCAACCTATGTGGCTCGCAGCATGAACGCTGCCGATGCGCGTATGGTGAATCTATTTCCTGAGATTGTGCCGGAAGGTGGTAAAGAACCTGCGTTTCTGCAACGTGCGCCAGGCTTACGTTTACTTGCCAATATTGGTCTTGGTCCTATACGTGGATTATGGTCGTATGGTAACTTTATGTACGTCGTCAGTGGTAGTCAGTTATACAAAGTAAATTCTAGTTATTCTGCTACGCTTATAGGTACTGTATCAGGTACTAGTCCGGTTAGCATGGTAGACAACGGTACGCAATTGTTTATAGCTTGTAACGGACCATCGTACATTTACAACGCTACGACTAACGCATTTGCGCAAATTACAGACCCTGACTTTCCAGGTGCTGTAACTGTTGGGTATCTAGATGGATATTTTGTGTTCAATGAACCCAACAGTCAAAAAATCTGGATTACAAGTCTGCTTGATGGGTTAAGTGTTGACCCGTTAGACTTTGCCAGTGCCGAAGGTGCGCCTGATGGTGTTGTTGGTATTATTGTAGACCATAGAGAATTGTGGGTGCTTGGTACTAACTCCGTTGAAGTTTGGTATAACGCTGC